CGGCATCTCACGAACGAGCAGAAGCGCGACTTGATCGCCAGGGTGCTAAAGGCAAAGCCGGAGGTGTCGAACCGGCAGATCGCGGCTGAGCTTAAAGTCGATCACCACAAGGTCGCAGAGGTGCGCCGCAGCGGCGAAGCAACTGGGGAAATTTCCCCAGTTCAAAAGACCACCGGCAAGGACGGCAAGGCGCGCCGGGTTAGGCCCCGCCCGAAGAAGGTGGAGACCACCACCACCGATGCGGCCGAATTGTACCGTCGAGGTGGAGAAGCGGGCGGACAAGCCCGCGCATAAGTCGGTGGCGTCGAAGGACACCGCATTACGTGAGTTTGACAGCCATCTCCTGGGGCTCTTGCAGATGATCAGCAAGGCCAAGCCGGAGCGGTTCGCCAAGACGGGCGTTTCCAGCTCCGACTTATCGAAGCTCGGCGACTTCCTCGCCTGTCTTGTTGGAGCCATCGTAGTGGCGGAGGCCGCGCCATGAGCGGCCGCCGTTCTCGCGACAAGGGCAGCCGCACGGAGCGTGCGCTTGTCCGCTTTCTTCAGAGCCAAGGTTTCGCTGCCAAGAAGGTGCCGCTCAGCGGCAGCGCGGGAGGCAAATACAGCGGCGATCTAAGCATCCCGCTGTCGAACCGTGACTTGATTACTGAAGTCAAGTGCCGCGCACGCGGTTTTGGTCAACTTTATGCATGGCTAGCCGACCGTGATCTTCTGATCGTCAAGGCGGATCGCCGCGAGCCGCTGGTCGTCGTGCCATTGCGCCTCGCAACCGAAATTGCCGCTGCGGCCGAGCGCGGCAGAGGAGGCGGCAATGGCTGAGCGCCGCCGCTTGCCGAACCGTCGCGGCTCAATTCGCTTCCCGATCCGGCATGACGGCATCGTCTATCTCGTAACGCTTAGCCGTTTCGAGGACGGCCGCCTGGCCGAAATCTTTTTGGACGCGCTCAAGCCGGATTCCGCGCTCGCGGTTCACGCACACAACGCTGCGGTCTTGGCAAGCCTCCTGTTGCAGCACGGCGTGACGGCCGCAGCGATCAAACACAGCATTTCAGGGCCGATTGCGACTGCGCTCGCCGCGGCCGACGAGGAAGGACCATGAATCAGACTCCCACTATGACGGCTCAAATCATCGCCGCGATTTCGCATGTCACAGCCCCCCGCGGAGCGAAGGTGCTTCTTGTCGGCCCGACCGGGGTCGGCAAAACGTCGCTCCTAGGGACGGTCGATCTTGAGCAGACCCTTTTCCTCGATGTCGAGGCCGGCGATCTCGCGATCCAGGACCTCGCCGTCGACACGCTGCGCCCGCGCACCTGGCAGGAGTGCCGTGATATTGCCGTCGCCTTGGCTGGCGTCAACCCCGCTGTGCCGGAGAGCGCCTGCTACTCGGCGACGCACCTTGATGCCGTCCGGAAGCGGTACAGCGATCAGGACCTGAGCCGGTACCGGACCATCTTCGTTGACTCGATCACCGCCGCCGGCCGCCTGTCCTTCGCCTGGTCGAGCCAGCAGCCCGAAGCCTTCTCAGATCGGACCGGCAAGCGCGATCTGCGCGGCGCGTACGGCGTGCACGCACGCGAGATGCTTGCGTGGCTGATGCATCTGCAGCAGGCGCGCGCCGTCAACGTGATCTTCGTCGGCATTCTTGAGACGGTCGCCGACGACTTCAACAGGACCGAGCACCGCCTGCAGCTCGAAGGCAGTCGCACCGGGAGAGAGCTGCCGGCGATTGTTGACGAAGTCGTCACCTACAACTGGATCGATTTCGGCGATGGCGTCCTCACTCGCAGCTTCGTTTGCACGACGCCAAACCCGTGGAATTACCCGGCTAAAGATCGCAGCGGGCGCCTCGAGCAGATCGAGGAGCCGCATCTCGGCAAACTCATCACCAAGCTCACGAAGCCCGGATCGGCGGCTTCGATCTCTATTCCCTCAGCCGATCAGAAAGCGAGCAAGTGAAAATGCATGACTACAACGAAGCTGGCGCACAGCGCACCTTTGACGTCATCCCCGACGGCACCATCGCTGTCGTTCAGATGAACATCCGTCCCGGCGGCGCCGGGGAGGGCGGGCTGCTCAAGCGCTCAAAGAAAGGGGAAGCCGAAGGCCTCGACGCCGAGCTTACCGTCGTCGAGGGCGATTATGCCAGGCGCAAATTCTGGACCTACTTTATCACCGGCGGCACGACCGACGGTCACGCGCAGGCCGCCGACATCACCGCGCGCCGCCTGCGCGCCATCCTCGAAAGCGCTCGCGGCATCAAGCCGACGGATGCCTCCGAGGCCGCGAAGAAGGCGCGTGTCGCCGAGTACGCCGATTTCAACGGCGCCCGCTTCTTGGCCAAGATCGGCGTCGAGCCGGCACGCGGGGAGTACAAGGCGAAGAATATCCTCGTCGAGGTGATCACGCCCGACCGCAAGGAGTGGCGCCCGATCGAGCAGCAGGCCAAGTCGGCGGCGAAGGCGACGGCGGCAGGCGGCAACGTGACGCCGATCGCCAAGCCGGCGTGGGCGCAGTGATGCGCGTCGGGTTCAACAAGAGACGGGTTCGTCCCCTGTCACCGACGGCGATCGAGGACGCATGGCTGCGGCGGGCGACCGCCGCGGCCATCGAACAAGCACGCGCCGCCGTCAGCGGCGGCGCTGTGCCGCCTAACACCCCGGTCGGCCGGCTATCCGAAGTCGAATGGGGATGGATCGTCGCCGCCGTCCTCTTCGGCTGGATCAGCACGCGCGCCGAGCAAGCAACGAGCAGCGGCGTCGGCGTCGAGGAATCGATCCGCGACATCAGCCTCGATCCCGATCCGTGGGACGCGGGCGCTATCGCCGCGATCCTGCCGGAGCTTGCTGCGGCCGAAGTCAATTGGAACAAGCCGCTCGTGGAGCTGTCGCGTGGCGACATGATCGCCTTCCTCGCCGATGCGCTGACCCTGATCCGCAAGGCCATGGCGGCGCGCGACCGCGGAATAGGCCTGGTCACGTGCCGGACGCCCGCGGGCACAGCGCGGGAAGCGCTGGCTGCAGCCGGCGGTCCGCTAATGACGCCGGACGAACTGAACGATCCGGTCGCAATTTGAGGCAAGGGGGATGCCCGACTTCAACAACAATAGCCGTTCCGCCGAGCCGATCAGCATCGCGCTCAACGCGCTGATCGACGCCAATGCGATCGCGGAACAGACGCGCGGCTATCTCGGCGCCAGCGCGATCGGGCATGAGTGCTTGCGCCGGATTCAGTTCGACTGGATGTGCGATCCCGAGCACCCGGCACGGCTGCGCGACATCTTCGATCGCGGGCACTACTTCGAGCAGCGATCACGAGAACACTTCACCCGTGCCGGCTTCACATTCGCACCCGACGAACGCCTGAAGTTCGCGGCGCTCGACGGTATGCTGTCCGGCCACGCCGACGGTATCCTCGTCGATGGGCCGAAGATCGCCGATATCGGCTACTCCTGCCTGTGGGAGCACAAGGCGGTCAACGCAAAGGGCTGGCGCGCGCTCGACCGTGACGGCTTAGAGAAAGCTTATCCGCAATATCTGACGCAAGTCTCGCTATACCAGCACTTCCTCGGCGTCGACGAAAATCCGGCCATCTTCACAGCCATCAACGCTGACACGTGCGAGCGGCTCCATCTATTGATCCCCTACGACGCCGGCAGAGCGCGCATGTGGATCCTGCGCGCCGAGACGGTCATCGCCGCGACCCGCGCCGGCGAGTTGCTGCCGCGCTTCACGGCTGATCAGAACAACTGGCGCTGCCGGCTCTGCGGCCATCGAGAACGATGCTGGCGGTCATGAACACCGAAAAGATCGGCAAGCTCATCAAGATGCTCTCGTCATCTAACGATGGCGAAGTCGTCGCCGCCGCGCGCGCGATCCTGCGCACGCTGGCGCAGGAGGGGACCGACATCCACGAGCTCGCTGAGCGCGTCGAAGGGCGGAAGCTGTCACAGGCTGAGATGCAGCGGATTACGACAAGGCTTTCGTCGACGGACGCAAGAGTGCGGCGGCCACGGCAGACTTCAGCGACGTCGGCGGGCCGTCCTTCCATGCGATGGCGTGCGAGATCCAGCACAAGGAGGACGGCCGCCTAAGCCCGAAGGAGCGCGACTTCGTCGACGACATGGTCCGTTGGTGCGCGCGCCGGGAGCCATCAGAGAAGCAAGCGAAGTGGCTACATGCAATCTACTGCAAGATCGGACGACGCCGATGATCGAGAAGCCGCAGAAGCCGAGATCGCAGAACGCTGACCTCGCCAATCTACCGCCGGCACTAGCGCCGCTGTGTCAGCAGGCGCATTGGGTGCTGTGGCGATGGGAACGACGGCGCGAGAAGTGGACCAAACCGCCCTACATGCCGACCGGCGCCAACGCCAAGAGTGACGACCCGAGCACGTGGAGCGACTACCCCACGACACTCGACGCGGCACGCCGTGCCAGCGGCAGTGTCGACGGCATCGGGTT